AAAAAAGGGGAGTTTAGAGAACTCCCTTTCTCTATTTCTGCCCTTCTTTACCCATATAAGGTTTTCAGGTGGTGATAAAAGTGAATATAGGTGAACTTAAACACAGAATAACTTTTCAGAGACTGGCCACATCAATTAATGAAAATGGCTTTGAGTTAGAAACTTGGGAGCCATTTAAAACCGTATGGGCAAAGGCAGAGAACCTTCATGGTAGAGAATATTTTACAGCAGCCCAGGTAAAGGCAGAAAGAACAGTAAAATTTACTATTAGATATATTGAAGATATAGATGAAACTATGAAAATTTTATTCAAAGATAAGATTTACAATATCACCTTTATTGATAATATAAAATATCAAAATAGATTTATTGAAATAAAAGCCTTAGAAATAGAAGGTGATACAGATGGCTAAAATTACCCTTGAAGGTATGCAGGAGCTAATTGATAAGGTTAATAAATTAGGAATTCATGGTGAGGGTATTAAGAAAAAGGCTCTTGATAGGGCTTCAGAATTAGTAAAAAATTCTATGGAGAAAAAGGCGCCTAGGTCAGAGCTTAACAAAAAGCATATGGCTGATAATATAAATACCTCTGAAATTCAAAAGAAAAATGGAGTTGATTATGTAGAAATAGGGCCCAGGAAAGATGATAATTCGGTATTATTTTATTCAAAATTCACAGAGTACGGAACAACAAAGCAACCAGCACAGCACTGGGCAGAAAAATCTGTACTTGAAAATAAAAAGAAAATACAAGAGATTATTGCAGAAGAACTCATGAGGGGGCTTGAGGAGATTGATAAATAAAATGATTATTGAGGCTTTAAAACCCTTAAGTATCCCTGTTTCTTTTCAAAAATATACTGGAAAAGCAAAAACTTATATTACCTTTCATGAGTATTTTACAAGTGGAGAAGAGTATGAAGATGACTTTGAGTTCTATACAGGACACTATATTCAAGTTGACATATGGTCAAAGGATGATTATACAGACATTGTTAAGGAAGTCAAAGAGAGGATTGAAAATGTAGGATTTAAGAGGTTAAACGAAGCTGACCTTTATGAATCAGATACAGGGGTATATCATAAAGCACTAAGATTTTTCTATTTGGAAGAGAAGGAGGAGAGTTAAATGGCAAGACAAATAGGGCTTAGGGATATCCATATAGCAGTACTTACACAAGATGACAATACAGGTGTAGTATACGATACGCCAGTAAAACTTGAAAGGGCTATTAGTGCTAGGCTTACACCTAAAATGAGTTCAGAGAATATCTACTCTGACGATACAGTAGAAGATGTGATTACAGCCTTTGAAGGTGTTGATGTAGAAATAGAAGTAAATCAACTTTCCCTAGATAGTAGAGCAAAGTTACAAGGTGCAAAGGTGATAAAAGGAGTACTTATTGAAAGCAAGGAAGATATTCCTCCAACATTAGCACTTGGCTTTAAATCAAAGAAAAATAATGGAAAATACCGATATGTGTGGCTTCTTAAGGGTAAATTTGAACTGGCATCAGATGAATATGATACTGAAGGTGAAAAGCCACAGCCAAAGAGTGCAAAGCTAAAAGGAACTTTCTTTGCTAGGGATTATGATGGGAATTTTAGATTTATTGCAGATGAAGATGCAACAGGTATTGACCAGACAATTATTGATGGGTGGTTTACAGCAGTCCCTAATGAGCCAGTTGAAACCTCATAGTTTGAACATATAATGTTTATATAGATTTACCTACATAAATGGAAGTAAAATTGTTATGATATAATGGAATAAGGTAATATATGTAAAAAATAATAAGTAGGAGGTAAATCTATGAAAATAACTAAGGAAATGGTGGAACAGGCGTATGAGCATGCAAAAAAGGTGTATCATGGTCAGTTAACTAGATCTGAAGCTAAGACTGAAATAAGTAAGGTAACTGGAATGAATAGTGGATCAGCACAGGATTATATAACAGTTTTTTAGCTATGATGGATGGGAAGGAATATCGAAGAACCATAAATACATATGCAACAGAATATTACTTAGAAAATATAAAAAAGGATTTTGGTACTGAAGCTTTAAATAGAGCTTTAAAGGCTACAGAAGAGCACGTAAAGTATTATAGTACATTGGGAAAAGGTAATTTAAGAAGTATTGAAAAAATTGTACAAGAATATAAGAGATATGTTTAATACTACAATAAATGAGAGACTTTAAAAGGGATTTACTTTTGCAGTAAATCCTTTTTATATTTAGTAATAATAGGGAGTTGAGTGAATATGAAAGCATCAGAACTTAAAAATAAAGGAATCAAATTTACCTTAGGTGGTAAAGAATATGAACTAAAACTTAACATGAACACCTTTTGTGAACTTGAAGAAGTCTATGGAGATATCAATAAAGCCTTTGATGATTTGCAGAATATGAAGATAAAAGCTATCAGAGCTTTAATTTATGCAGCCATAAAGGTGCAGGAAGAAGATATAACATTAAAGGAAGTAGGAGAGATGCTTGGGTTAAGAGATTTAGAAAGACTAGGAATGACTATTAATAAGGCACTAGACAGTGCCATGCCTGAAATAGATGAAAATATGGGGGAAAATTAGGCCACTCTGATCCTGAAAGTTGGGATTGGGAGTGGCTTTATTATTTGGCTACCAACCTTTTAAAAATGACGGAGGAGCAGTTTTGGGAATGCACTCCTAAAAAACTTCAGGCACTTTTTAAGGTGTATAAAAAAGTAAACGGAATAGATGATGAAGATGAGTTTGACTACATTGATAACGTGCTGTTTTAAAGGGGGTGAAGGGTAGAAATGGCAAGAAGTAATAATGCAGTAGTTGCAAGAATTGGCCTTGATGATAGGGGTTTTCAAGAGGGCGTTACAAGGATTAATAGAAGTTTGAAAGTAGTTAAAAGTGAATTTGCTGCAGCCAGTTCAAAGCTTGGAGATTTTGGAAAGTCTACTGAAGGATTAAAGCTTAAAGCAGATAGTTTAAACAAGCAGATGGAGCTTCAAAAGGCGAAAGTTAAAGCCCTTACAAGAAGCTATCAAGAAAGTGTAGAGAAAAAAGGTGCAGATGCTAAGGCTACTGAAAATCTTAGGATAAGACTTAACTATGCAATTGCTGAAATGAACAAGATGGAGAAGGAACTTTCTGACATTAATAAGCAGATTGAAGTTCAAAGTAGCGGGTTTACGAAGCTAGGTAAAAGTCTTGAAGGCATTGGCAGCAAAATGAAGAACATAGGGGATGGCTTTTCAAAGGCTGGTAAAAAACTGTCTATGTCAGTAACTGCTCCTATTGTTGCTGCTGGAACAGGCCTTGTAAAGCTTGCTAACGACTTTGAAACAGCCCAAAATACCATCCGCATTGGTACTGGAGCTACTGGTGAAGCTTTAAAGGGACTAGAAGAAGATTTTAAAGCAGTCTATACTTCATTTAATTCTAGTATGGAAGATGCCAGTACAGTGGTTGCTGACCTTAACACAAGAACAGGCCTATCTGGTGAATCGTTACAACAATTATCATTACAAATGTTAAAGCTTGCTAAAATCACTGGAGAAGATATCAATACCCTTATCCCTGCAGCAACAAGGATGTTTCAAGATGCTGGTCTTGGAGCAGAGGATTATGGTGATGCCCTAAACTACACCTTTAAAGTCAGTCAAAGTACAGGCATTGGCGTAGGAAAATTACAGCAGCTTATGACCCAGTTTGGTGGCCCCTTAAGGCAGATGGGCTTTGACTGGCAGACTTCCGCTGCTATGCTCGGTAAGTTTGAAAAAGAAGGGGTTAATACTGAACTTGTATTAGGTTCCCTTAGAATTGCCCTTGGGAAAATGGCAAAAGAGGGTATCAGCGAGCCGAATAAGGCCCTTCAGGAGATGATAAAAAGAATCAAAGAAGCAGGAACAGCCGGTGAAGCCAATGCAATGGCCCTTGAGATGTTTGGCGCAAGGGCAGGTCCAGATATGGCGGCTGCTATTAGAGAGGGAAGATTAAATCTTGATGAACTTATACAAAGCATAAAAAATAGTCCGGAAATCATAGAAAAAGCAGCCAGAGATACAGAAACAGTAGCAGATAAATTTGCAGTATTGAAAAATCAAATGGCAGTAGCATTAGAGCCACTTGGCAAAAAACTATTAGACGCAATAGAAGGGACTATGCCAGCCATTCAGAAGTTAATACAGGGAATAACGGGTATCATCGAGAAATTTAACTCCTTAAGCCCGGCCCAGCAGGATATGATTTTGAAGTTTGCACTTTTGGCTGCAGCAATAGGCCCGGTTTTAAGTGTTATCGGAAAGCTTTTATCTGTGGGCGGTTCACTTTTCTCCACTTTAGGATCCATCTCTACTGCCCTCGGTGCGGCAGGAGGAGCAAGCGGAGCGTTAGGGGCAGCCTTTACGGCTTTAACCGGACCTGTTGGAATAGCAATAGCCGCCATTACTGCTGTAATTGCCATAGGTGCTTTGCTGTATAAAAACTGGGATGTTATAAAAGAAAAGGCTGGGGCT